CTCCTCAGTAATTCGCTTCCCACTCAATAAGTCAACGCGCCTCTGGCCTCGTTTGATCCTCGCCTCAAGCTCCGCGATGCGCTTGTCCCTGTCCTGAAATTCAGCTAGGAGATGCCGGTATGCCATTCCGGGGTACTCCCAATCCCCGTAGTTCTCCGGCATGATTTTTTGCCACAACTGCTCCAGGGCGTCGCCACAGGGGAGATCGACTTTATCTATTCTGGATTGAAGTTTTTCCTCAAGCTCCTCGATGCGCTGATCCTTCTCAGCAAGTTCGCAAATTACACATGGACCGCCAACGATGTCCCCTGTGTGTTCTCGGCATACGCTCACCGAGTGATTCCATTCGAGCGCACCCTCAAGCTCCGCGACGCGCTCTTTCACCTTGGCAAGCTCGGTACAAAGCTCTTCCTCCCGCGTGTCTGCCCTGTCGCAGAGTTCTGAAATTAGCCGCGCAGCTCCCTCGTTACTCATCCTGGTCCCTCCCGTAAAACTAGGGGTGTAGATTTCCCCATCTAGCCCAATTCCGCACCCCCTATTTCTCGTCCTTCCCCTTCCCCATCTGCCTCAGCCGACGCTCCATCTCCCGCGTCACCCGCTGCTCGTGATAAGTCACCACGGGCCGCATGAGCTGATCCCACTTCTTCCACTGCTTGCGGATGTGCGCCTTCACGTTCTCCGGCTGCGGAGATGTTGGCTCCAACGGCACCACGTGCTCCGAAATCATCTCCTCGAATTTGTGCTGCCAGGGCTCGATCTTCCACCTGTCAGAAGGGCCGAGCGTCTGCTCGAACTCCGTACACCCATGCTTCAGGATCAATGTGAATGGATCACTCAACCCGCCCCGCGCCCACTCCTTCACCTCCCGGTACCGCTCCAACCCCTCCTCCACCGAGTTCGTGTACCAGTACGCTCCCCATACCCGCTTCACCGTGGGCCGGATCTCCATCCCCACCTTCGCTGGATGCTCACCAGCAGCCTGGTACGCCTCGATCGCTAACACGTCAGCCAACGACGTCGGGGCCAACACCACCTTGTAACAACGATGACACCGGATCGGCACCGCGCTTCCCTTGTAAATGTGCGTGAATAAAGTGTCCCTCTCCCACGAACACCTGTAACCATGCTCCTGTAAGTTCGCAGAAATAAAGGGCTTGTTAATATCCGGCATGGAACTAGGGGCGATAAACCAGCCGTCCTCACGAATTTTCCACCCCAATTTCAACAGGGGCTCCAAAATCTCCATCGGGTCCAGCTCGTCATCCATCCTCGTCCTCCGCAAACAAGAAGAATAGATCTCTCATTTTTTCATGCAGAATATCTCTCTGCCTTTCAGTCTCTCCTATTGATTCTCTCAGGCGCTTCATCCTCCAACTGATTGTCCGCATGAGATCTCTTATTTCTCTCCTGCGCTCCTGCTCCTCATCCATCTCTACACTCCCTCCTGCGCGTTCTACGGGGCCTAGAATCGTTCCTGACTCCGAGGCACCCCCTGGTACCTATTTTGGTTTCCGCGCCGTCCTGGGCCCAGCGGAGCGCACCGGAGCGCCATCAGAGGGCTCCCCGGTTGCCTCTAGTGCCTGGAGCACAGTAGCCGACACCCTTCCAATCTCAAGGAATTCCGGTTTTCTGGCTACGACCTCGCCAAACACGGCTACCATTCCGGTCTCCAGGTCTACGTCAATGGTGGGGTGCCCGAGCAGCCGCACCCACTGGTGATCACCCATCGCGCCCCTCCCTCCTGGCAGCCTCCCTGGCCTCCCGCTCGTACCTGGAGGACTTCTCCTCGAAGTACTCATGAGGATTCTCGACCAGCAGCTCCTTGACGCACTCCTCGCAGTAGCGCCAACCAGGAGACACCGGTATCCCACACGTCACACACTTATCCTCGCTCATGCTTCCCCCCTCTGAACCTTCTTCTTGAATTCCTCTTCCTCTTTCGCCGCCTGCTCCAGCTCTCGCTGGAAGTAATTCTCAGTCTTGCCGCCAGCCTCGTCCTTGTCCCTGAACGCGATCCACGTCCGCACAGCCGCCCGCCAGTCCTTCATGGGCGTCCGCGTCCTGCCCACCAGCCAGCCCTTCTGCTCGTTCGCATCCACGAACTCCTGCCCCGTGAATCTGCACTCCTTCTTCTCGTCGAGATATTCCTGGACCTCCTTGGCTGTGGGTACCTTGAATTTCTTCTTCCCCCCTGCACCCCCCTTCTTCTTAACCGAACCTAATACCAAACCCGAACCCGAAGGGGATTGATGACTGTCTGATGACGCATCATTATTCTTTGATGACGCATCATCGTCCTTTGATGACGCTTGATGACGCCGCCTATATTTTCTTGATGCTTCTGCTAACTGCTGACGACGGCGATCGCTGTGGGCCATTTCGGCGTAGCGTTCGTAGTTGAGTACCAGCCAGGTGTTGGGTTCAATTTCTGCAACGCGACGACCATCATCGTCTAGTGTCGTGGAATCAGGATCTGGTTCTTGGAGAATTGCCAGTGCAGCCTCGACGCTTTCGAGATCCATCGCAGCGGATCTCGCAAGAGCAGAGCGAGTAGCGTGAACAACTCCTTGCTTGTCGGCCTTTAGCAGTAGGGTCAAAAACACGAACCGCGTTTCGACTTCAAGATCCATGATGGAAGAATCAAGAAACTTTCTGAAGAGCGGGAAATAACCACCAGACATCATCTACCTCCATGACAATCATACGTCATGATGACGGTGTTGACAACCGCCAGCGTGCCTCTTGACAACCCAGTCACCTGATGCGATTATGAAATTGCAGCGACGGGTTGAGCCGCGTGATTTATTCTCGCTCCTCCTCAATCTCATGCTGTCCCCCGCCCCCGGCAACGGGGGCACCCTTTTTTCTCCTGTCAGCATCTCTCGCCCTCCTGTCGAGAAGTTGTCGGAGCAGGTACGTCAGCTCCGCTCCCTCCGCATCCTGGACAAGGTGAAACCGTCTCTCAATTTCATTGATCAGATTCCCGATCGTGTACTTGTACGGCATCCCGATCCTCCACGAAGTCGGCTTTGAGCAATCCAATTCTCCCGCTGTGCATGTGGAGGAACATATCGTTGTGTTTGTCGTAGGTCCAGCGCTTCACCGAATCGGTCGGTGCGTACGCCGTGTACTGGTCATGGTGGCGTTTGCTGCCCTTGGTGGGACGAGCGTACAGCTCGCATCCGCACAGGCAGCGCCACACCCCGTGGCGACGTTGCGTCACCACTTGATCCCAAGGGCCCTTGCTTCGGCCCCGTCATCGTAACCGGCGCACTCAGAACAGAGCGCCCTGCCGGTCTCGGGATCATAGAAGAGACCTCCCGTGAGGTCGGCCTCACACTCGTCACACCAGTCGATGGGTTTCCACACGAAGCCCTCGTGGCGCTTCATCAGGACGCCTCTGAACATCGAGTACCACCTCGGCGGCGGCTCATGGAGCCTTGATGCGGCCATCTCCTCGTACTCAGCGAAGGGTACTGATTTCATCTTCGAGCCTCCCAATTCTTTCCATGAGTTTGTCGTTGATGTCGTTCTGGCTTTGTTCCATGCGGGTGATCGAGTCGTGCGCGAAGCCGTCCATCTGCTGGACGGTCTCGATCTTTTCCAGGCTTTTTTCGATCGCCGTAACGCGGACATTGAGCGTGTAGAGCGAGTATGCTGCGCTCAGCCCCATAATCCCCACCAGTAGGATTGCCAGCGAGACCATGATCGACCACGCCATCGTGTCTAAGGTTTTCTCGTTCCACCACATACTGTCCCCCTTTTATTTTCCGCCCTTACCCAGGCCGGGTGGCCCCGGGTACCAGGGCTGTCTGTCGATTTGTGAATAATTTAGCCATCCAAGCCCGTACCTCTGGTTCATCAACCACTGCGACCGCTGACCGGCTAAGGCATCCAGGTCTGAATGACCGAGACCAGCCATGAGGGCCTGGTTGTGCTGGGACTGCTGCATCTGTTGCAGGAGGTGCTTCTCCATCGCCTGCGGGTCCATCGCAGCAGCTACCATGGATCTTCCAGTAGCGGGTTGTTCATCCCACCCTCGATGGTCTTGTGGAGGAGCCTCAACGACTCTTGCAGGTGGGCCACCGCTGACTCCCTTGGTGGCCTTGGAACGAGCCACAGGCTTACGTCTTCCGCCTGTTCCTGGACGAGCTTCTCTGCGGCGAGAAGTCTCTCTTTTTCCTCGTTCATCATATCGACGCACACCGGACATAGATAACGCGATCCGTCTGAGTAGTCCACGCACTCGCACATCATCCCCCCTCTTCATCCGGCTGTTGACGTTCTCTGACCCAGACGCTGAACTCCTTGAGCCACTGACAGGCACGCTGCGCGTCCTTGATGTCCTGCTGCGTCCACCAGTGCGGCACGTACCCATGGATGATACTCCGCCGCACCTTCTCAGATACGAGCGAGCACCCGCGACCAATGCGTTGTGAGAACGGCGGTCTGCGCATTTTCACCTCCTTTGCGCACCATGATACAGTATAATTCTTGACGTGTCAAGTCCCTAAGCTAAGGTTCCCGAGATGTTGTTCGGAAAATTTGACACGTCAAGAAATGTACTGTACCATACCAGAGATGCTTGACGGTAGGCGTATATTGTTTAGGGAGGTTCCGATGCCCCTTTACGATTATAAGTGTTGCAAGTGTGGTCTCAGGTTCGAGAGGATCAGGCCGGTCGAGTTTCGGGACCAGCCCCTGGACTGCCCGGAGTGCGAGGGGCCGACGAGAAAAATGCCAACGGCTCCCGTGCTCCAGGACAATCTGGGCACGAAGCTGCGGGGCAAACTGGACAGGAAGAAGTCCAAGTACAAGGAGGGGTAGCATGAGTAGCGCAGATGAGTTCGATAGATCGTTGAAATCGTGGTTCATTGTCGTGGTCCTGGCTGGGTTCTTGGCCCTGCTGGCAACACTGGCATACTGCCAGGAGGAGTCCTGTTACCCAACGCCGAGCCCGCTGCCGCCAGAGGGTGTGATCCATCCCGGCACACTGATTGTGCCACCGGTTGGCGGGCAGGTTGTGATCACCGCCAGCCCAGACGGTGGCCCGGGCGTTGCCACCATCGAGGTCGTGAAGTGGGGCCTCACGGTGAATTGGGACCAGATGCCGGAGTGGTACCTCGACAGCATGCCGTATCAGAAATACTGGCTGCTCGATGACTATCCTCGCAACTACTGCCGGTTCGATTGCGAAAACCTCAACACGGACCCAGACGCAGATGCGATGTGGCAGTGCTTATCAGATTGCTTTGGTTTCACCGGCACCGGCATCGAGTACACGGTCTACGCCATGGATGACTGTGAAACATGGGAGAACACAGTCGATGAGCTGTTGATCGAGGAGATGGTCAGGACAATCAGGGGGCGGTCGAGGGGCCGGGCAGAGCCGGGCGAGTAGGATGGAGGGGGGACAGCTAACTCATGACAGGCTTATAGAAGAGGCGGTCACGGCGGCGTGTATCACGTCCAAGGAGGCGCTGTGGGCGGCGCTGATATTCGGGCTGGAGGGCGAAGACTTCTACCTGCAGAAGCACCGGTTGATCTGGCAGGCGCTCAAGGACATCGGGGAGAACGGGAGCGGCGAGGCGGACGAGGCCGCTGTGATCCACTGGTTGCGGAGGAACAGCAGCATCGAGGCAGTCGGCGGGGCGGTTGCGGTCGCTGAGCTGACCAACAATCTCCCGGCCCCCGGTCTCGTCAAGCACCACATGCTTTCGCTGAGGGCCATGAGAACGGCCCGAGAGGTTGACGAGCTGTGCCACTCGGTATTGGTCAAGACTGACCCCGCGGAGAAGATCACGACTCTGGAGTCGGGGGCAATCCGTGTCCTTGGAGGAGTTGCCGAGGCCAAGACCGTGACGGTGGCAGAGGTGGTAGGACAGGATGACCTGCCGGTTGCGGCGACGAGCGCCCCCTCCGGGCTCATCGCGTTAGACGAGAGGATCTCTTTCAGGAACGGCGCGATGATCGTGGTGGCAGCCACGCCAGGGTCAGGGAAGACAAGCCTGGCGCTGCAGATCGCCATGTTCAACGCGAGGGCCGGTGGGCACGTTCTGTTCGCCTCGGCGGAAATGGCAGCCGGTGAGCTGGTAGAGCGGCTCGTGGCCCAGCAAACCGGGCTCGGACCCCAGGCAGTGAAGACACCGACGGGCCAGGCCCTCGACGCAGTGAAGGCAGCCAGGATCTCCATGAGGGATCTCAACACCATGCACATCATGCAGCCCGGGGCCATGACACCCTCGAAGATCAACGCCATGGCCAAGATGCTCCAGGTCAGAAACCCCATTTGCTTGGTAGTTGCCGACTATCTCCAGCTCATGGGAATCCGTGGGCAGCGCGGGCTGAACCGGGAGCAGATTGTTGGGGAGATAGCCCGCCAGCTCAAGGTGTTGGCGCAGGAGTTACGAGTGCCGGTCATCGCGTGTTCCCAACTTAATAGGCGGTCCAAGGCCGAGAAGAGACCACCAGAGCTCCACGACCTTCGTGAGTCTGGAGCGATCGAAGCACACGCCGACGCGGTCGTCATGCTCGACAGGGATGAGAACGCATCCAGCACGATGGTATACATCAGGAAAGATCGCTTCGGGATTCCAGGAAAGCTGCGTTTGACCTTTGGCCGGGGCGGGAAGTTTGAAGAGTTTACTGGCGTCCCATTCTAATTTTTGACTTGCAATCCCAATAGAGAGGACATAAAATGAGCATTGATGGACGTATTAGTCATGTTTCACGAGACGGAGCGGCTGGCGCGAGAGGACAAGTGGGAGGATCTTATGCCCACTGAGTTCTACCTGTGTCCTGGGTGCAAGCGCTCCGTGAAGATCACTGCCAAGGAAGACGAAGTTGTTGAGGTGACTTGCAAGAAGTGCGGCAAGACCGTGCAGGTCGTCATCAAGTCTCGTCGCGCAGCGTAGAGAGGGGGCAGACATGGCGAGGAAACGCAACAGAGAAACGCTCAGACAGATTGATTTGCTCCGTGCAATCAGAATGAACGAGCCCATCAGCGGCCCGCAGTTGGCCAAGATTTTCAACCGCAGCAGGCAGGCGATCCACCTGCGGCTCAAGATGATGGAGCGCCGTGGTCTGATCGAGCGCATCGTCCCTCCGCCAGAGGCCCCTGTGGTCCCGATGCGGTACAGGTGCAGCTACAAGATCAACGAGATGGAGGGGCTGGAGCGGGTTCCCAAGGAGCACGACTGACGTATTTCTCAACGAGGCGTACATCTACGAGCTAGCTACAATTTTCGACAGCCTGGCGAAGCCTGTGGTTCTAAAGCGGGCGCTCAGGGACATCGACACGCTCGATGAGTTTGTCCAGGCTGCGCTCTACGAGACCATCTCCTTCATAGTGAGGAGAGAGGTGGAGATAGCGAGAGAAGGACTGTCGAAGTTAGACGGCCCATTCATAGATCTTGGTCATCCAGAAGATTTGGCGATCTTATTTGACAACTCGTAACTCCTGGACCTACTATGTTTCAGGAGGCCAAAATGCCAGAACGCTCGAAGCGTGATGTACAAGACCTCCTGAAGGCGCTCTCAATCAACTGCGAGATTGACGACGAAGTCTTCGAGTTGGTTGCCTCCACCAACCCTACCATCAAGGCGTACAGGGGCGGTGAGATCACCTTCCAGGAAGCTCTATTCATAGAGTATTACCTCAGCAACGGGTTCAGGGCCGGTCGCGCAGCAGAGGCCGCAAACTACAGCGGCTTGAGCGCTGGTGCCTATGGCACGGTCGGCAGATCGGTCCTGAAGAAGCCAGCCATCAGAGACATCCTGAGCCGCAGGATAGCGGCCAAGGCCCTGACAAGTGACGAGATCCTCGCGGAGTGGAGTGAGATCGCCAAGGCCGACATGACGGACTTCATGACCGTCAGAGAGCGCGAGGACCCCAACACCGGAGCAATCTACAGCATGGTGATGCCGGACCTTGCCAAGGCGGAGCGGCTCGGACGCTTGCACCTGATGAAGAAGTTCAAGGTCGGAGCCACGGGCGAAATCTCGTTCGAGCTGCGCGACCAGGACAAGGCCCTTGAGCAGATTGCCAGACACCTTGGCATGTTCGAGAAGGACAAGATGCTCACGATCGCCCCCGGCATCATCGAGTTGCTGAGTCAGAGTCCAGAAGAGCGCCGGGCCACTCTTGAGCAGTACGAGAGCCTGCTGGAGTCTGACGACTAATGCTAACGGACAGGGAAGAGGCGGCGCTCCTTCTGATCCAGAAGGAGAGGCTTGACGAAGAATACGCTGCCAACCCCTGGAAATTTTTCTGTCAACAAGTCCGCACGGTAGACGAATCTCAGCACATCACGGAGCAGAGTCGGGACAGAATTTACAACTGGCCCCGTCACCACCAATATCTCCGCGAACTCCTCGCCGTGCTTCAAAACGAGCCGCTGGTGGGCGTGCCCAAATCACGCCGCATGATGGTTTCTTGGTTACTGTCAGCCTACTTTGTCCACGATGCGCGCTACCATCCCAACAGCGCCATCTTCTATATGTCAGAGACAGAGCAAAAATCAGCATTTGCTGTGGACAAGAGGTGCAGATTCATCGAGGAGCACCTTCGAGACCCCGCCTTCCGCCTTCCAATTAAAACGATGAAGACAAAGACCGGGCTGATCGGTCACATCACCTACCCAAACGACTCCTACATTTGGGCGCTCGCCAGCGGTGGTGATGTCCTTCGGCAGTACACGGCCACAAAGATCTTCGTTGATGAGTGTGAGTTTCAGGCAGAGGCCCCGGCAGTTGTCAGGGCCGCTCTCCCCATGGTACAGAATGGCGCACAGTTGGTCCTCGCTTCGTCCAGCGATGGGCCGATCGGCATCCTGGCCGAGCTTGCTGATGCTTGCGGTGTCAGGAGTTACAAGGACGTAAGGAGGCTAGTAGCATAATGGGAACCGCACAAGGAACAGCACCAGGAGCCACTACAGCGGGTCAACTGGGCCAGGCAGCTAACCCTCAAATGGCAGACCCGATGCAGAACATGAACAACAGAGGGTTGCCGAACATGCGACGGCCCCCGGCCTCTGGCCAGCCAGCCATGTTGCCAGGTGCCGCTCCCGGTGCTCAGAGGGGCCAAATAAGCCCCCTGCGGGCGACCTCGCAGCCGGGAAGCGCTCCTCCTGGCGCTTCTAACTTCATGAGTTTGGATAAGGTACGCACCCTGCCGGGGGTCTCGCAGCAAGGGGGCCTCGCTCCTGGTGCTTCTGACTTCATGAGGACAGCTCCCATGCAAAGCGTCCAGCAGCAGCAAGGAGCACAGTTGAGGCAGCAGGCGATTGGCAGCATGCAGCCTGTTCGAGGGATTCAGCCGATGCAGGCCATGGGTGGCAACCAACCAGTACCAGGCGCTGGCAAGTAGTCTGTGGCTAAAAAGCGCCCAGAGAGGGCTCTCCCGTTGTTCAGGAGACACTCCTACCTGTACAGCAGGACTGACTTCGAACGCATAGCCATGCTTGCTCAGAGGCCCAGGAAGGGCTGGAGGCAGCGTCATGGTGGAGGGGCGACCCTCCCCTACCTCCGCGAGTTTGCCGACGATGAGCTAGCCGAGAACCTCCCCGGTTACGACAACCTCCCCGAAGACATCATCAAGGTGAGCGGCATAGCTGCTGACGCACTGAATCAAGACGGCATATTCAATATCATTGTTGAGGGTGCGGATGGTTACTACCCAGGCTCACTTACGAGATGCTGCCGAATCAGATACAGCTACCCGACCAACGCATATTTAGCGGCTGATTTTTCGGTTCCCTCGGGCGGCACAGAGCTGTGGTGGGAGGTGATTTACAACTGTTCCTCAGTTCCCAACTCGTGTGGTTACGCCGGGCGGGTAAGTGATGACACCGATTTTGCGAGCGGCACCGAGACCTACGGCGCATTAGACCACTATAACCGCGCTCTCCAATCCGGCTTGCGAGTGAATGGGTCAGCCACGTCCACCTCCTTGTCCGGCACCGGGTTCTCCTCTATTTCGGCTGGTCAGTGGTGGTCACTGCAGGGAAAGCTCGACCCGGTCAACGAGCTGCTCTGGCTGCGCGTGTTCCGAAGAAACCAGTTCATGTGGAATAACGCCTATGCCGGATGGAGAAGCTGGGCCTTCCCGCGAGCGGACTGGCCCTCAGCTCCACAGCTCACGTACATCCTTGGTGGTTTTGCTCCGTATGCGGCCTCTTCCGGGAGCTATTATCTGGGGAGATTGTACGTTGGTCTACCAGAGCACGAGTGGCCGACGAGCGAGCCACAAAAAGTAATCAGCTTCGACGATGAGAGCACTGGGAGTGGATCGTCCAAGGTGACTGTCCCTGCCAGCTCCGGGTCGTGGACGGTGCAGAACATCCCATCCGATTCAAATAGTTACGCGCCGCCAGGATTCTCTCATGTGCTGCGTTCTTCATCGACAGCGGCGAGCCCGCTGCGGTTTTACTTTCCTCTGGCCACCCCGGCCACAGGCTGTCTGCGCATCGAGATGCTGGCCTACGTTTCTTACAGCGGACTGGCGGCGGCATATCTTCGGGGCGGGATCATGGAGAGCGCTGATTGGCCCCCGAAGCGCCGCATCGGGATGCGGTTCGGACGAAACCAGGTCGGGAGTTACGAGTGGGTCTCAGCGGCTGCTGGGATTTATGACGTGACAGGGACCACCAGCGAAACCTCCTTCGATGACCAGAACTGGACTTCTACTTCCCCGATGAGAGCAGACTGGAACAGATGGATGCTCTACATCTTCGAGCTAGATTCCTTATACACCCAATCTGGCTACGGGGAACAAGGTAGGATTCAGTGTGGGCTCCGCAGAAAACAGGACGGCGTCAGGTATCCAGCCCAAATGCCAGCCCTCTACCCACCTGTTGGGTGGACCGGGCAGGGCGACCCGATGTCGCACTTCTTTTTCGAGTTCAACTCGGCTGACACGGACGTGGCCTACGTCAACATAGCTCAAATCTCAGTTTCCGGTGATGGTTACGACTATCCAATGGGAGCTAAAGTATGACGCTCAAACTAAATAAGGAGGAAACCATGTCGGCAATCACTTCAGACGCGCCAACCTCAGCAGGGCTCGCAGGACCGCCAGCCCCCGTCCCGGACTTCATCGTCACTGTCCGTCAGGAGGGCAACGGCAAGGGCTACACAGTCGAGCTGCCGTACGGCCCAGCGTACTTCTTCGAGAGCATGGAAGAGTGCATGAAGTTCGTGGAGCGGGTTCTCAGCCGCTATCTCTAGGAGGAACGCATGGGTAATCCGGTCCCTCTCTTCCCCGGCAAGCGCGGGTGGATGCCAACCAGGGATGAGCTTGAGCAGCTAGAGTTCTTCGGGCAAGGCAGGAAGAAGAAGTCATGGCTGGAACGTCTCGCCCTTTATTGGGATTCATTTCTCACTCCAGACGCCTCCCCCGTGGCAAGCCCGCGTGCTGCGGAGCCGGGGCCGGGGACAACTACAGTTGTCGATGCCGGAAGCATATTCGCAATCACGGATGGGTACATCACAAACAGTGGCGGCGCATTAGATAATGCTAGTGGGTTTGGTCAGGCCAGACAGTTCAGCGGGATCGGTGATGCAATTTTCGTGAGAGCACTTCCAAATCCAACAGACTCTGTTTCTATGGAGTTCGGACAAACAAACCTTGTCGGAACCAGGCCAACGATTAACTGTTGGGCCGGGGGGCGAACCATAAGATCCAGTAGTCAGGTGATTTATCTCTTAGGTACTTTTTCGGCCCCCACTGAACCTGAGTGGTACGGCATTATTTTCATGCAGAACAATGTGTTCCATGTCCGCTCAGGCAAGTTGGCCTACGTCAAAGAAAGGGACCTAACTTACGGTACTAAAGTCGCGGTTGGTGGATGGGGTGGAACCGGGCACAAGATCTACGACCTCGTTGAGTGCAACCTCGCAAACTACTCTTCCAAGTATGGAGAGGACTTCACTGAGGTAACGGACACGGCGACGAGTCCTGAGAGTTCAGATTTTGACTGCGAAACTAATTGCCACATCCACTATTCCTACACCGTTGAGGACGGGACAGTTGTTTACGTCTACGGCAGATATTTGAATAATCAGAACTTTGTTGGCGTCCAGAACCTTCCGGCGAGAAATACGAGAATTCTACAAAACGTTGGCGGCTCTGAGTCAACTCTCGCCACTGGCCCGACACTCGCGGATGCAACCTCTTACACAATCGACATTGTGATAAACGGGACTGATTTTCAGTGGTTTATTGACGGGGTAAAACAGGGCAGCACTTTGACGATAGATTCTTCGCTTACTACGGCGAACGGCCACCTTGTAACAACCCTCGCCACCAACGACATCGTCCTTACCACTCACCCCTACCCGAAGCTCGGCATCGCCACGGATCGCGTGGTGTGCCCGCAGGTGGATGATACTGCTGACTGCGAGTCTGATTTCGTGATGGTGGTAAAGAATCACTATCTTGGATCTTCAAGTATTCTCGGAACAAGGTTGCATTTCAGAATACAAGATGCGACAAACTACATGATGCTGCAAACGACAACCTCCGGTGCTGTTTGGATCTGGAAAGTTGTTAGTGGATCGGCGTCATCTCTCATAAGCGGTGGTGCTGGAAGCGTATCAAATGGTGATGATTTGGTTGTTACCGCAGACGGGGCAAATATCGAATTGTTTGTAAACGGCACTTCTGTCGGTTCTACCTCTGGCGGAGTATTTACATCTGAATCTGGATTCAAGGTTGCCACTCTCGAAGGTGGTCCTGCAACGATGGACTACGTTGCCCTCTTCCCCCGCAACCCATCACTCCCGGCTGATCTGAAATAGGAGGCGCCATGGCGGGATTTGGTAAATTTCGAGCGTTCGTACTTTCCAAGGCAGACTTCGAGGAAGGTGTGGGCCACTCGTCCGTGATGGAAGACTTCCCCCTGGTGATCGGCCCCGACCAGCCGCATGACACGCTGAACGATCTCCGTAAGCCGTGGGGGAGAGATCCCGCGACAGGTTGGCCGCTGCTCGTCATGACGGTGGACCGCTTCACCGCCACGATCACGCAGGACGGCGTGGTCAGCGCCTCCGACGAGGTCACCCCAGAGTGGGGAGTGGTGCCGGATGCGTGTCTTGTCGATCTCCAGGTGAGTGCGGCGAGTGTGCTTGCTGACATCGACGCGGCTGCGAAGCACTTCGTCCTCGGCGTGTTCAACCCCGATCTCAATGGTGATCCGCTGCCAGCAGGACTGGACCCCTACGACATGGACGTTCCGATGCTGCCTGTCCGCTGGGCGACCCTGCGTGCGGCATTAGTATCGCGGGGCGTGGATGGCACGCTACTCGACAACTGGTACAACAATCACCCAGATGCAACGCCTCATGATGTGGCGAAGGCGTTCAGGTCATTCACGAGCTGATGGAAGAAGAGAAGACCTACTCCGGCCATGAGTACGTCCCGGTCGTCAGGCATCCGGGCGGCTGGGCCTTGGCGTTTGTCCACTACTCAGCCGACCCGGCGAAGTCTCCCGAGTGGGCCGTGGCAGCCAGGGCGCGTGGCGATGCTGACGACTGGGAAAAGGAGATGGAGATCAACTTCTCCTCCGTCAGCGGAGTACGGTGCTTCGAGAACTTCTCCCTGCTGGCCAACACCAGCGACACATTAGAATTCAACCCAGAGCTTCCTCTCTGTCTTTGCTGTGACTTCAACGTCGAGCCCATGGCGTGGGCCATCGCGCAGATTCAGAAGGACGAAGAGCTTTGGTTCCTCGAAGAAATCTGGCTTAGAGAGGGGTCTGTGAACCGGGCGTGTGAGGAGTTTCTCAACAGGTACGGCGACTTCTACGGCGAACTGTGGATCTATGGTGACGCGAGCGGGAGGGGCCGCAGCTCCAACAGCGACCAGAGATCCAACTATGACACGATGAAAATCCAGTTCATGCGTGCGCCGTTCGACATCAGGATGAAAGTGCCGACCAAGAATCCCTCTAATGTGAACTCGGTAGCCGCCATGAACCTTCGGCTGAAGGACAAGTTCGGCAACCCGAGGATCAAAATCCACCCCCGGAATTGCCCGCACCTGGTCCGCGACATGGTAGAGGTGGTGTGGGAAGATGGGACGAAGAGGTCGATCAAGAAGGAGCGGAAGAAAGACCGACCCTACTTCTGGCGAACACACATGGCAGACGCGGCGATGGCTCTCGTCAACCGTGAATGGCCGACACGTAAGGAATTGTCTCGGAAGACCGAGGCAGAAAAAGAACACGAGCGCAAGCTGGCGCTGACCAAGAAGCGGCGCAAGAAGCGGCGGCTCATCGGCGCGTTCAAGTAGGAGGCTAGATGGCCATCATCAGACCACCAATGCAGGGAAGGCAGGAAGCGATGACGGGCGCTTCCGCGATGAGTGACCTTGTCGAACCAGCGCAGCGCATGCCCGGGATGATGCCAGACGGCGGCGACGGCGAGGTCAAAATTGAGAGTATGCCCGAAAGGCCGCTGCACGAGCGGCTCATGGCGAACGAGGAGTTAGAGAAGAAGATCATCGAGAGGCTCAAGCGGCGCAGAGATTATGCCGTGCGCAACATCGAGCACCGCTACGAAGAGTGGGACCGCGTCCGCGAGCACATGAATATGTACGTGAACCTCAACCGCAAGGCCAGGAAGGGGGACAAGACCAGCGATTACAACGCTGTTGAGATGCCCTTCCAGCGCAGCGTGGTGGTGCCAGCGACCTATGCCACGCTCCATGTCTTGCTGGCCCAGATCCTGTCGATCTACAGCGCCAGGAAGCCGATGTTCCAACTCTTCGGCATCGGCCCAGAGGACAAGATCAACGCCAAGCTCCTGGAGGTCATGCTGTCCTATGACTCACGACAGACTCAGGCGTACTCCGTTCTGTACTCACTCTTCCTGGACGCCCTCCAAACAGGGATGGGCGTGGTCTACGACTCCTGGGAGATCGAAGAGGGCAACACCTGGAAGCACGTCCCGCTCGAAGTGCCTGGAGTACCACCGGAGTTATTGCGAGCTGTTCTCGGTCCCCTGGCTTTCACCCCAGTCAAGGAGTGGTCAGTAAAGCGCGAGTACAACCGCTGGCGCACGATCGACCCCTACCGTGTCAGGAAGGACCCGAGGGTCCCGCTGGCCAACCTCCAGGAGGGCGAGTTCTTTGGGCACCAGTTCGACTGCTCATACAACTCGTTCGCCAAACGCCAGATGCCATCAGGCCCCTACTTCAACATCGACAAGCTCAAGGACATCAAGGTCGGCCACACCAAGCAGTGGGAGTACAAGGGGTACGACGGCATCAACGACACCCAACCGATGGAGGGAGGGCACCGGCTCAACGAGAAGTACGGTGACTTCTACACTGCCGAGACCATGGTGGTGGAGCTGATCCCGAGGGACTGGGAGATCAGCGGCTCAGAGCACCCAGAGAAGTACATTTTCACCTGGGTTGAGGACCAGAGGCTCATTCGCGCCCATGACTTCAGGAACTGGCACCAGGAATTCCCCTACGCTGGCGTTGAAACCGACCCAGACTTCCACGCCTCAAGCTCTCCTGGGCAGGGAGAGCTGATCGAGGGGCTGCAGCGGGTGATTAGCTGGCTCTACAACAGCCACATCGAGAACATCACCGCAACCATGAACAACCGATGGGTCTACACACCACGGTTCATCAACCAGGTGGAGTTCGACTACGGCGGTCCTGGTGAGAACGTGACGCTCACCAACGAGGCTGTCGAGATGATGCTCAGTGGAGAGATCCAGGACATCCGGCAGTTCCTCTTCCAGATGCCCATGACAGACGTTACGGGGTCTACCTACATCCCGGCGATGGAGAAGACCTATCAGTTCCTGCAGCTCCTCACGGGCGCTAACGACCCCCTCAGTGGCATCCCAACGCCCACTGAGCGCAGCGCAACAGAGGTGCAGACCATCACGGCAAAGGCCACGGACAGGATCGCCATCATGACCCGCCTGATGGACGAGATGGGGGTCCAGCCGATGATCAGGCGGGCGATTTCCAACCGCCAGCAGTTCACCAGGATCGAGCGGTACTACCGCATCGTTGGCGAGTTCCAGCGCGACCTGGGGATCGACAACATCTTTGCGACCTTGGCGGACATCCAGGGGGACTTCGACTACGAGCCGATCAGCGGCATCATGCCTCAAGACCCGGGGCGCTCAGCGGCGACGTGGTCGAACCTGCTGGCCGGAGCCGGGCAGTTGCCACAACTGCAGCAGCCCGGACCAGACGGGAAGATGCTGGACTTCAGGGAGATTTTCCGCACCATCGCACAGAACATGGGCGTGACAGACATCGACAGGTATTTCATGGACGTGAACGTGCAGCCGGACCAGATGGTTGCCGAGCAGGCGCAGGCCGGGAACGTGGTACCCATCTCTGGTCAACCGGCAGGAATGGCGGCTAGAGCATGAACACACTCGCAGACCGCATTGAGAAAATCCAGACCGAGATGGCCATGCTTGAGCCAGTCTACGTCAAGGCCAAGGAGCGCGTGTCCGGCGAGGACCCGGAATGGGAGCACAAGAAGGCACAGCTTATCCGGCAGATGACCGATCTCTTGTCAAGATTCAAGATCGGAGATGAGCCGCACAAGGCCGTTGCGATCGTGGCCCAGGCATCTATTCTGGCCAACGAGCTACGGATGCCAGAGCACTGGGTCGCCCAGTACGAGGAGAAGAAGGTCCTTCTCAGGATGGCACAGGATGAGTGGGACCGGGGGGAGGAGGCCAAGAAAAGAGCCGAGGAACTATCAAGGAACCAAACATGGCGTACTAGGGCGGCGATTTGAAAATATGGAAACTTGGAACTACACTCTAATTGTCCCGTCTGGCTTAGAGGGGCATGGGTCAACTCAGACCAGAACTGGGAACCCGGGTCATAGGACGGTGCCAACCGCTGTGGAGCACTAGGAGGTCGGGCATGGGCCCAGAAAAAGAAGTAACCGAGGAGTCTCAAGAAGAATTTGGTTGGGAAGACCTCTCGTCACAGGATGACGGCACACGGGACATGGGTGAACCGGTAGAGGTACCCGAAGAGCCCGCAGCCAAGCCCGCAGAGACTGAGGTTCCAGCCGCCGAGACAGCAGAGGAAGCGTCACCTGAGCAGGAAACGCCAACTGGTGAGGCTGCCGCAACCCAAGGAGAGTCAGAAGAGGAAGCCGAAGAACGGGTTTACACGCTACCGGGCGGGGAGAAGATCAAGGAAAGCGAACTCATCGCCAATCCTGACCTTCTCAACAAACTTGTCACGCACAGCAATCAGCTTACTCATTACCAGTCGCTTGCGGACCAGCGGAAGAAGCAGCTCGAAGAGGCGGAGCTGGATCGCAGGAGGATGCTGGATGAGTACACCGCGTGGCAGATGCAGCAGCAGCAGATGCAGCAAATGCAAACTGCCGCACCGGAGCCGCAACGACCCGGGAACCAGGTGCTACAAGGTATTTTCAGTCCCCATCTGGACAGTCTTGTCCAGCAGGGGCGGCTGACGGCGGACCAGAAGGAAGAGTTCGGTAACGTCCTGTGTGAGTATATGTTCGACATTCAGAACCTGTACAACATGGGCACGAATCTGGCCACTGCCTTGTCGCAGCGCATCGACGAAGTCGGTGCCACGGTTGCTGGCGACCTAATCCCAGACACTCAGCGGAGACGGCAGATAGACGCTGTCCAGGAAGACAAAGCTGTCCAGGCGAAAGTAGCTTCCCAACCGGGCTATGAGTCCCTCCAAGATCCCAATGAATGGGAACGGCTTCGGTCCTTCATCTTAGAAAAGGTGTACGCAAGCCCGAGAAACCCAGACGGTTCGCCGTCGTTCAACCCCAACTTTGACCCTGAAACGATGGCCCAGATGTACGACGCCATGACTGGCGGAGACGTTCGGAAGACACTGGAGGCTCTCAAGTCCCAGGCTTCCAAGAGGGACACTCAGAACACAGCCATGGCGGGCGGTGAGACCACCTCAAAGGCTGGCTCTACGCCCAAGCCGAAGCAGCCATCGAAGATGACGCCAGAGGAAGAGGCGATGGATTTCTCGGACCCTAATATGTCCACCGGCTGATGATGAGGGGCTGTACCGAGAAGGGATAGCCCCAAATGGCTGACAGAGCAATCGCAGGGATGCGAGGAACAGGGTCGTTTACGGCCAACGAGCGTCCCACTAATTTCTTGGAGAAGATCCTTCGTGAGTACCCGGAAGGCCCTTCTCCCCTGATGATGATCTTGGGGATGCTCAAGTCGAACATGACTGACGATCCCAAGTTCAACATCTTCGAGCAGGGGCTGCCGGATCAGGTCCACCTGCTCGCTTCGACATCGGGTGGTTCCGGTGCCGATGACACCATCTTCACCCTGGACACCACTCCCGGTGCTCCGTACACCAATTACACGGCCCCCACCAAGTTCTTCAAGGTTGGTCACTTGATCCAAGTGACCTCCAGTGGTGAGGTCTGCTACGTCAGCGAGGTGTCTAGCGATACCAACCTCACTGTGATCCGTGACGTCGGCTCTTCGTCCACCTACGGTGGCGATGATGCCAAGGCGTCGGATCTCAGCGGAGGTGGTGACGAGATCACCATCATCGGGTCGGCTCACGAGGAAGGCGCAGACTATCCGTCTGCCGTCATGTACTCACCGCACGAGAAGTGGAACTACATCGAGACGTTCCGCACCAGCCTCTCGTTGACCGACGATGCGGCCCAGACCTACTACCGCACCGGCAACATCAACGAGACCTCCAAGTTCGACTGCGCCGTCATGCACTCCATGGAAATGGAGAAGGCTTTCATGTGGGGCCTTCGTGAGCGCATCGACGTCCTCGGCTCTACCGGTGGCGAAGCCATGCGCACCACTGGTGGCGTCAAGTTCTGGATCGACCTCGAAGCGCCGACCCACTACTTGGACGGGACGCTCGATCTCTCGACCGCAAACACCCTCACCCGCGACGAGTTCATGGCCTTCCTGGAGCCGATCTACACGGTTCCCGGTGGCAGCCAGAACAAAATCGCGCTGTGCGGGTCCACCTTCCTTGGAGTGATGACCAAGTATGCAGAAGAGCTTGGTCAGATCTTCCTGGAGCCGAAGGACAAGACCTACGGTCTCCAGATTCGTACCCTGATTCACGGATGGGGCGAGCTGCGGATGATCAACCACCCGCTGTTCTCCGAGCACCCGTCCTGGCGTAGCGCTGCGGTTATCTTGGATACCCGCAACATCATGTACCGCTACCTGAAGGACCGGGACACCCGGTTCCTCCGGGAGCGGCAGGGCAACGGCGAGGACAAGGTCGTCCACGAGTTCATGACCAAGAGTGGTCTGGAGCTGCGGCACGCCCGCACTCATGGCTACATCACTGCCGTGAGCGACTTCGCGGCCTCGTGATCGCTGTAACGTAAACCATGGCTGGGGGCTTCGGCCCCCGGCCCTTTAAGGAGAAGCAGATGACCCTGACCACCGTGGAAAAATTCAGTCTACTGCTACCGGGGCGTGGTCGCTTGTACTTCGGCATTGTTGACATCGCGCTGGATGGCTATGTGAACGGCACAGGATTCGTCCTCAGTGCCGCTTCATTCAACCTCGCCAGGCTGGTTGACGTTCAGGTGCAGTCATCGGACTGCGGTGGCGTAATGTTTGATTGGGACCCCAGCAGCGGAGCACTTCAGGCATACACAGCTAATGGCACGGAAGTGGCGAACGACGGCCTTGATACCAAATCGGCAAGGCTGCAGTACTGGGGGTTCTGATGAAACGACGTTACAGGTCTCTGAGGCGCGAGCAGATAATCAACATCAAGCCGGGTCTGAAGATTCGTTTTGTCGGCTTCAGATACCCGCAGCCCGGGGAGCCCCCCTGCGAGAACAAGACGATCATCAACGCCATCGAGAACAAAAAGGGGTTCGGAAAGCTGATCTGGGAAGAGAAGTCACCGGAAGACATCCTCATAGATCCGCAGAAAGTCCCACCAGACACGGAACTCCAGCACCTGCAGAACGCGGCTCGTCAGCTTCATAGGATGGGCCTCCATGTGAACCCAGATCTTCTCTTGAAGGATGATGATGTGGAAGAGGAGCCGGTTGGTGCCGCCGAGGAGAAGATCCAGCTCACCAAGACGATCGTGAACCAGTCCACCAAGCAAGAGCTGTTGGAGTTGATCGAGCAATATGGGTGGACCGACATTGACCAAGAGATGCCAGCGAAGGACATCAAGGCGGCGATCAAGGCGAAGATTGACGGCGTCAGCTAGGAGGAGTCATGGCAACCCCAACCGCAGGGGAACTCGAAGATCGGGTACGCAGGTGGCTCACTACCTACAACTCAGAAAAGCTGACCCCGGAAGACATCTACAGCCTGATGAACGAGGCGGGGGAACAGCTTGTCGAGATGTTCGACATTTGGTTCTGCAAAACCTGGGGTCAGCGCACCAGGGACGCCGATAATGCGATTTGGCCCACGTCATCCATCCCCCCGCCAACAGATTCGCTAGGAGCCTACCTGACAGCCGCTCAGATCGCGGGCGGCGAGGTCCCTGCCAATGGGGCCTACCTGCGTGCTCTCCCCTATCCTGACCGCCTCCTGCGGCCTGAGAGCGTGTACTGGGGGACGATCTCATCTGATACCCAGTTACCCTATCTTCTGGAGCAGAAATTCGAGGAGACCTACCTGTTCGAAACCTCGCCCGGCACACCAGAGGCGTACAGTCTCTCGGGCGACTCGATGATATTTGGGCCCGTCCCCTCCTTCGAGGCGACCGTCTGGGTCCAGGGCTTCTATAAGCCGGAACCACTGGAGGCCAGCGGCGACGAGAACGAGTTCACTCGTTATGCCCACACCTTGCTGGTCTACGCGACGCAGAACACGCTCATCAAGTACAACTTCGAGGAAGAGGAGCGCGGAAATCTCTTCCAAGACGACTACAACAGGGCTCTTCGAGCGGCCCTGTCGCAGAGTGGCCGTACGTTTGACAACGCGCACCGGTCAGTTAGCCAGAGGAAGGGATAGGCGATGGCTGATTCATGGATGTACGACGGGTTCCCGCTTTACCGAGCGGACAAAACCACCAGGGGGAATGATTATCGGTATGTCATCCAGTCTCTGGACGCTGCCATCCGACATGAGTTCGGCCTTCCTGCTGGGGTCTCTCTCACACCGGCTTTCTCTATTGGGTCCGATGGGAAGGTCGAGATCCTGGAGGCCCTGAGCATCGGATCAGACGTGGAGATCGACAAGATCGTCGGCGTCATTGATGACATACCGTCCGTTGATGAAGATAGTCAGCTCTTCACCGTCACGGCGGCAAGGGACTACATAGAGGCTGCGGTAGAGGCAGCCGTCTACGCAGCGGATCTGTGGGTCCTCAAGGCTGGCGACACCATGACAGGTGCCCTGACCGCCAATGGCGGGGTTGTCATCGGGGCGGGCCAGACTCTCTCTTCCGCCACCCAGCTCGACATTGTTGGTGGAACGATCATCCAACTAGACGGCGGGTCGTCAGGAACCGTGTTCGTTGGTTCGCACCTGACCCTGGGGACAGACTGGAACCTCAAGATGTACAAGTCTGGGGCCCCAATTTCTGTCCTCGACATGGACGAAACAACCCTTACGGTTGGGGCGACAACCGCTCACCTTAAGCTCATAGGAACCAGCACAAGGCCACTGTGGAACGGAAGTGACTCCGTCGCCCTGGTTTCGGATCTCCAGGAAACAGGCATGGGA